ACGAACTATTAACAGTGTCGCCTGCATTATCATATAAGTCAGTGTCGTCATTCACAGTAACAATATTTTCTTCGACTTTAAATCCTACAGTTTTATTTGCTACAGGACTGGAAGAGTTTAATATAAGCGATTGACTACTGCTGTGTACAAAATGACCTGATACGAAAAATTGACCTTCTTCAATTGAAAACTTTACTGCTGTTCCGTTTCCGGAAACAGTAAGATTTGGACCGACCCCTCCTTCATCTGATATAGCGTCTAAATTTATAAATTGTGTAAAAGAAGAAACGGCGGATCCGCCGTTATCTACATAACCAAGATAGATTTTATCGTTAGTATCATCTACTTCTAAAACCCTGGCTTTTTGTACGCCATTAGTATAGATCATACCAACTTGAACTGTAGATAAATTTGGAGACCCAGATAAAGTTATAAACCGGTATTGAGCATTAATACTCGGGACACCGCCAGAAATTGCACTACCTTCTTTAAAAATATTTCTTCCAAAACTTGCCATCTCTTCTTGAATAATGGTCTGCATCTGCGTAAGCTCTCTTGCTTGCAGCGCTCGACCATTATTAAATAAAATACGATGATAATGATCGTCTTTATCCCAATCGTCTTTATATGTTGATGAAAAAGTTGTTGCGTTTCTATTGGTTGTCATCTTTTATCCTATATGCATTTAGATAAATTTATAATAATTTTTAAATCTTCAGTTTGCGAAGATTGTCTGACTACTGTTGCTACATTATCATAAAATTGAAGTTCGCCAGTAAAAGGATTTACCGAACCCGCAGTGTCAGCAGTTATTGTTTGTGACCCTAAAGATTCTCCGATTTGAAACGGTTTCAATCCATCAGAATCTCTTTGTGTGTAGTACACATAATTGGGCGGACCAATAACGGTATCGACCACCAGAGCTGACGCGCCAGAAGTTTGTCCAGTAATAGTTCCGTTTACAGTAATTCCCGACAAGCTCGAAACAGTAAGTTTTCTAAGAGCATTAGCAGCGTCAAGGGAAATAAAGTTCCCATCGCTATCTTTTGGATTTTTAATTAATGCTACTTGATGAAACCTTGATCCGACAGAAAGACCTGCTGTTCCTTCATCGTCTTGTATTTCTGCAGTAATCATCAGATTCTCAGAATTTAGAGTCAATACTGGATTAGAATTTAGACCGCCAATGGGTCCAAGAACTGATCGTGCAGTAAAAGAAGCACCAGGATTATCTGGCGAAACGACTGCTGCTCTGTATCCAGAACCGTGTTTTATTAATCCAGATCCGTCAGAATCTATATGAATTTTAATCATTTCTCCGTTGGAATTACCGAATCCAAAAAAATCTGCTCCAGCGCCAAAACCTGCTCCATGTACAGTAAGCGGATTTTGGGTACGCCCACCTACAGTATTTCCTGTTCCAGAACCAGTAACAACAAAATTTATGATTTCTCCGTCGATAGCACTATCTTGTAATGCGTTTTGTTGAATTTCTTCTGTAATAGTAGGAGCAGAAGAGGTAATAACTTTAACAGGCATATAATTTGTTGTCAAAAATTTTTCTTTTGCTAGATTGCTTAACTTGTATAAAAACCTCCAAACATATCCATCTGAAGTTTTGTAAGATCTCGCTGGATTGTAAGGATGAACTACCGCTTGTGCTGCGGTAGTTGGTTTTATTGTCGAAAGTTGACTACTGTTTGGATCGGGTTTTTGTATACAAACAAAAACTTCGTCGTTATCTGTTAACACGTAAAAATTAGTTAAATTTAAATCGTTGTCGTCATATGCGTTATATGAAGTGCTTCCTGAGTTATCGTAATTGACTCGAGGGACTACAAAAGAAGCAAGCGTCGATCTTTTGTATGAATGCAACCTTTGCCTAACCAGATGAGAATTTCTAATAGATCCTACTGCACTGGGAGGATCACCGGACCACAAATCGTTAGACCCAATGGCGATGTAATAACGATTATCGGATAAATCGCTATCTAACAATTCAAAAACATTGTTAGTATAATTATTAGTAGTTGCTCCAGTAGACACTATTTTTCTCTTAAATAAAAGTTATTTATAATGACGATGTAACGACTGCCGAAACAGTAGATAAATTATTGTCATGTTCTAAAACGTTATTTCTTAATGGCGTAATCGCCGACTGATTTGCAGGAACTGCTTTAATTGCCAAATAGCTACCAAAATAGGAAGAAATATTGAATCCAACAATGTTCACAACACCAGTTTCAGGAACATAACTTCCTGTGTTACTAACAATAGTTTTTCCTGTGGATAAAGATATAATCTGCAAATCAGTCGATCCTAATTTATTTCTTAGGAAACAGGTTTGACCATTGTATACAAAGTTTGTTGATGTTATAGTATAACTATCAGATTTAGCAGACTCTATAGATGCAGCAAAAATAAAAGAATAATCTTTAGTCGTCCCTAACAAAATAGGTTGATCATAATCATTACTACTAATAGATCTTCTTTGTTGCATTTTAATATTAGAACGAGAAGATAATACTGAAGGATCGACGGCATCAACAGTCGTCAACATATTAGATCTTCTAAACGTCTTATCAAAAGTTCCTGTGCTTGAAGTAAAATAATTAGAAATTGCTGAACGAACGTTTGATTTAATAGTAGATTCGGTTAAACCAGTCAATTTAGGATTAAATTGAAAAATGGTTTCTGTTTCTACATAAGTGGTAACTGGTTTAGCATAAAACACGTCAAACGAAGCAACAGACAAATCTGCCGCGAGTGTAGTTATTCCATTTTCAACAAATTCTTGTGTAGAAGCATCAACTCCATTAAAATAATCAATGGAAAGATAAACCGCGCCGTATCTTGCAGGAACGTTATCTTCGCCGCCCCAAGATTTTATGTCTTGGATATATCCGGAATAATTTCTTTGAGCGAGCGCTGCATAATCTTCTGCAGTTACCATTCTATTTTGTGCCGCATATAAAAACGGAGCGTTTTTACGAATAGATTCTATACCTTCTTTTTCAAGTCCGCCAGAAGAAGCAGAAACGACGGTAGGAGATACTGTATAAGATCCTGGGTTGAAAGTTCCGTTTTGAAAAGAACGAGCTTGATTTCCCGAAGCGCCAGCAGTAGAAAGGTAAGTTACTTCAATTTTTTCACCAGAAAGAGGCGCTCGACCTAGATTAGAACCATTTCCAAACGAAATTTCGTAGTAACCATTAGGCGCTTCTTTAATAATGTAAATCGTAGACGTCGATGATATAGTCGTGGCAAGATTGATGTTAGTATACGTGGTATACGAAGAAGAACCAGGAGACTCATAAACTTTTACTATCACAGTATTCAAATCTAACGTGCTATCTGGTATAACAAAAATATCTTGTTCAGAATATGGACCAGCGATAAAACTTTTTCTTTTTATAGATCCTTCATAGATGGGAATATTGCTAGAACCCGTTGAAGTTTTAAAATCAAAATTATTACTACCATCGTTTATAGCAGTAAACGATTCTAATGTTTGGAAAACAAAAGAATTATTTCCTATACTTGTGCTAAAAGTAGTATACGCTGGCAGCGTAATAGTGGTATCTGCTGGTCCGCCAGTAATCCTAAGATTAACCAATGCTTTTGAAGATACTTTAGATCCGGAAGAATATCCAATTGCTCCGGCAAGACCAACGACAGAAGATCTTAATTGAGCGGTGCTAAGAAACGATTCGTTTAGTGCGTAATTTGCAATAAGACCATTATAGTGCGTATTATACGCTAAAACATCTAGTAAACTCGATAACCCAGAAGCTTCAAAATTATAATCAGAAGATCCGAATTCAGAACTGTTCTGAAGATGAACTTTTAAAGAATTTTTTATTGCTGTGAAATCTAATGCTGTAGATTTAATAGTAGTTGTCATTACCTTAACCTTGAAATTGTAGTTTCTATAACTTCAGTAGACGCTAAATTCTTAACCTTAAATTCAATTCTAACGTTTACAACATTACGCTCGGGCGAAGAGTTAACTCTTATCTCTTGTATAATCGCTCTTGGTTCATAGATATTAATTGATTTTCTAATTCTTTCGTTAATCTCAAAATCGCTGTTTCCTTCACTTAAATCGAATAATAACCCTTGTAAATTTGCGCCGTATTCTGGATTAAACGGTTTGTCAAAACGATTTGTCAACAGTAAATTTTTTACAGATTGTTTTACGGATGCCGCGTCTTTTTTTAAGTAAATTTCTCCGGTATCAGAAAACGTCGAGAGAGTTAAATCAATATCTTTATACTTTTGCTCTGTCGTTATTCTAATGCTACTATTGAGGTTACCATCTTCTGAAGATAGTAATTTGGCCATTGAAATTCCTTTTCCTTTTATTTATAAGATTATTCCAAGATTTCTTGTAAATCTGATTTACTTTGTGACTCGCCGTTATAAACCGTTTCAATTAGTTTTGAGTAACGTATATCATCACCCAAAGAAGAAATTTCAGGTAATACTATAAAAACTGTTCCCGTAATACTACCATCAACGTTATAAGTATCATATTCTAAAATTAATTTATTGTAATTAGCATAATCTTTCCAAAAAGATGCTAAATCGAAAGAAGCGACTGGATCAGATTTTCCTTTCTTGTCTATAATTTGATAACCTATCGCCCTCCCAGTTCTACGATAATCGTTAATGCTATTTGCGCTCGGCGTTTCGCCAGCATATGAACCTTGTACGAAATATGGCGTAGGTTCATACACGCCATCAGAAATAATTACCCTATGATTGGCAAAATTTACATATTCCGTCGCCATTTTGTAAATTTGTGTTTGTAGATAAAGGTAATTTGTTATTTCAAATCGATCTGCGGGTCCATCAAAAGACTTGTTATACAATCTATCAAAATTTGTTCTGGATCCCCTAGATCCTAAAAATTTAGAACAAGTTACTCCATCTGCTAAAGAAGTACTTCCCAATATTTCAGATTGGTTTCGTGGGTCGTATTTCGGGTCAACTGAAATTTTCATAATATTTTAAATCTCTTACTTCTATTATCTGCAGGATTGTTGCCGATTAAATTTACGCCAAAATTTACGGTTCCTTTTTTACCAACAGTTCTTCCTATTTTAGGAGAAATCGTTTTGGCAAATCCAGCGCCTAATCTTCCTTCAGATACCAATACTGCAGTTAATTTTGAATTTTTTCTCCACTGCGGGTCTCTAAGTTTAGATCGAACTTGATGTACGTTAGGAACAAAATTAAAAGCATTAAAATACTCGTCTCTCAACTCAATTTTTTCTCTTAACTTAGAATCTATCGAAACGTTTCTTATACCGTATTTCGTAGTCATTAACTGCGCTTCAATAATCGGCGCTGAAGGAATATTCAAACTTGGAGTGGGAAGAAAAGGAGTAATCCCAGGAACGGGGGGTACTGGGACTGGCGTTCCCACTGCTGCTACACCAGCAGTAGAAGCAAAAGCCGCCATGTATGCAAACCCCGCCATATCTGAATGTACTGCTTCGCTTGCTTTTCCTAATAACGTTCCATAAAAAGTTGCGGTACTAGTTAATCCTAAAGGAAGACCGCCAAAATGTTTTCCTTGGAAATCACATAAAAGTCCGCCAAACGTTCCTTTATGCCCCAGCATAGAAACTGTTCTTGCTGTTAAATTCGCAACATTAGCAGAAACAGTCCATTCATTTGTCGATGATTGAGTTAAATCACCGCCAGCCGCCATTTCAATATTACCTTCTACATAAAAATTTTGGTTTCCTTTTACTAGAAAATTGTTGGTTCCCAAAATCGTTTCTGTATTTACATTACCAACTTGGGTTCCTCTGGAACCTCGGATAGTATAGTTTTGATCTTTATCGACGACTTTTTTATGCCTTCCTTTAATGTTTTCAACTTTATCGCCAGCAATATTTAAATTATAATCACCTTCAACGTCGACATTAAAATCGCCCTCAACTCTTAGCGTAACGTCGCCTTTATAAACTAAATCTGCTTTGCCTTCGACTATAACAACTTCGTTTCCGCCGGTAACTGATACTTTTTTGCTTTTAGAAGAAATTATAACGCTGCCATCAGCGCGAAGTTCTATTCCTGCGCCAGTTCTATGTTTAACTAAAATTCTTTCGCCGCCAGGAGTATCGTCCATTTCAAAAGAATGACCCGATTGCGTTTCTTGCGCCTGATTATACGGATATTGAGAAGGTTTTTGTTCAGACACGCTGACGTCGACGCCCAAGTCGCCGCCGCCAGAATATAAAACATTAATTTTTTCTCCTCTCGCCGCTTTAGATATACCAGAACCGTAAAAATATTCTCGATTAGGATATTCTCCATTAGGATCTGAAAATCCGTCTATAGGGACTCCTGGACTGGTGTCAATTTCTGGTCCGAATTTTTCTTCTCTTTCTTTTATAGAATCAGTAGTATTAGTCATCACCGCCACCTTGTTTTTTAAAACGCTCGACTGTTTCTTCTAATACGCTACCTTCTGCTGTCTCGGTGTAGGTAGTAGTCGACAGAGTAGTTAGTTCAGAAACTGATCCAATAGAACCACCATTATTTGTTTTATTAGAGATAGGCGTTTTTTCTAATTCTTCTTCTTTACCAAATCTCGCTAAAACATAATCTAAAACATCAAATCCCGGATCTTCCTGCGTTTCGTCCACTTCATTATGTCCTGTTATAGTACCGCCAGGATAATAAGCATAGAACGCTTTACATATGTGGTCGAACGAATTTAACTGCGAACGAGTTAACGAAGCTCCGACAAAACAAACGCCCAAAGAATTTTCATCGTAACCTGGAGCATGATTTCCGTTTTTTGAAAACGGCAACCCTCTCTGGATGGATCCGTCTCTTCTTATAATCAAATTATAAACTATCCCTTCCTGCCACTTGTCTATTTCTTCTGAACCAATATTTCTGTTGGTATGCGTTTCTGTCCAATGAACAATTATTTTATCTACATCTCTTCGGATTAAACTAAACTCAGCCTGTAATTCTTCAACTGAAGAAATATATGAAAAATCATTATTTTCTCCGATTTGTATAGGATCAGAAAAAACCTTTTCTTGTATTTCCACTTTAGTTGCATC